GGCCTCCAGCGAAGCGATACGGGACTCTAGGTCTCGCCGCTTGTCCCTCTCCTCACGCCACTTGCTCTTCATGGAGTCAAGGGCCTTCTTACCGGCATCCCCCAGGGCCTCACTGCCAGCGGGGTCGGCTCCGTCCGTCGAGTCAATCCCGTCCGCAGGGCCGTTGCCGGGCGGGGTCTGGTTCTCGTCAGGCGCGCCCGGATCGGTCGACTCGTCAGCCGGACCATTGGGGTTAGGGTTTTCGGGCATGCTTGAACCTCCATGCGCATTGCGCGCGTATCAGGTACCAAAATTGGTAGGTGCCGGGTGCGCCGTGCGCGCTGCCTCAGCGGAGATAGCCGTTTTTGTAGAGCAGGCGGATTGCCTGTGCTCGGTCACCGTCGGCTAGTCGGTAGATCTCTTCCGGCATTAGCCGGGGCGGGCGCTTAGGCTTACGCTTGCTGCCCGTTCCAACGTGGGTTACTTGGACCTTTCGACCGAACATCTCTACTGTGTCCATCGCCTTGCGCGCGTTCACGATGCTGTAGATGTTGGCGCCATCATCAATGGCCTTAGTGCCAGCCTCGCCAAACACCTTGCGGCGCTGGTCGGCAGACATGCGGTCGAACATGTCCTTGGCGTCCAGGGTGAAAGCGGCCTTCCCGTGCGTCACCGGTTCCATGGTGCAGTCGCAGTTGGGATGGCGCTGGAAGCCCGTTGAGACGCTGTACTCGCGGCCAGCCAGGATGATGCAGCGGGCACACGCGGGAAGCTCCACCACGCGCACATAGCTGGTCACCTTGGTATTGCCGACCATTGCGGCCTGGTCTGCCTGCCTGCCCGTGTCAGCAATCGTGGTGCGAACCACCATGTTGATGAATGAGCCTGCACGGGCCATTGCGGTCCGGGCGGAGTCTCCCTCATCTCGTCGCCACAGGGCGGTAGGGATTGCGCGGGCAAGCACACCCATCAGGTTCCGCCCGTCCGGGGTGGCCCTGGCAAACTGCTCAGCGTCGATCTCAGCGTCAAGTGCGCCGATCATGTCGCGCATGAAGTCGTTCGTCATGTCCGCTGACTTGGTCTGCCCAGCTTGGACCATTGCGGTTACCTTGGGCAGCAATCGACCCCAGTTCTCAGCAACAGAACTGGGGTCGACCTTGGACCACTCAGCGAGTACGGCGCGGGCGGTAGCGTCAGCCAGCCGTTCCCGTTCCTTCTGGTGTAGGCGGGCCCTCAGGCTCCATACCATCATTACCGCCGTTAGGGTCGACTGACTGATCAGGGTTGTGCGTCATGATCTGGGACAGCGCCGCCATGGGGTCAGCCTGCATCTCGCGTTCCTTCATCTTCAGCAGGTCGGCGACCTCAGTAGGCGTCAGGCCGTACCGGCTGGCCAGGAACTCGAACGGGAAGCCAATCCCCTTCAGCTTCAGCAGCGCGTCAGCGAGCTGGGCATTCGAGCGAGACTCAGCGTCCGCCCAAAGGACCGAACCACCCTGCACCGCCTTGGCCTTAGCGTCGTTGCCCTGGGCCAGCGCGATCAATCCGAAAACCTCGCGGATGGCCTGGCCAAACCAAAGCTGCTTTTCCTCGACCCGCTTGATTAGGCCGGTCTCAGCAGCGATCAGCGCGTCACCAGAAAGGTTCGCCATCTTGCCGATTAGGTAGTGAGCAGGCGTACGGGTCTGGGCCGCTATGTGGCCGACCGCAGTCTCAATCACGCTTGTGTAGGCGTCGAGATTTGCAGCGGACCATTCCGCCGTCTTGACGTCATCTCCGCTGAAGAACTGCACACGGTCAACGGCAAACTTTTCCATGTCTACCGGACGTTCACCGACGATCTGCCCCGTAGCATCCAGCACAGGGACGACCGGCCGTTCGGCACCCAGAACAATCCGGGTGGGGAACGATGCATAGTCACTCGCGGTGAAGAGCTGGGCCCAAAGCAGGTTCACGGCATTCTGCATTGCGACCACACCCGTGATGTCCGGGATTGGGTCGCTGACCAGCATTGGCTTGTTGGGAAGCTCGACCATGGGAACACACCCCATGGGATTAACCTGCGGGTTGGGCTCAGTGCCCATCTCGCGCGGGGTCCAAGCGTCCATCTCATCATCTGCCTGAAGCATGACGAGAGACTTCTTAGGGGTCGACAGGTGCGCCCGCTGGAACTTCCAGACCTCATCCGGCAGGTACAGCGTGGCGTAGTCGTACCCGCCATCCTCCCAGCGCTTCAGGGCCGCACGGCGCTTCCGGCGGGAACCAGGCTCATAGACCACGATGCACTGAGAGGCATCCTCGAACGTGACTTCAGGGGTCTCAGGGTCGTCAGGGTTACCCCACACCAGGACGAACGACCGGCCGGAATTCACAGCGCCGAGGAAGCCCAACTGGCTGTCAGCGTCAAGGGCGTTCATCTGCCAGACGCGCCACGATTCCTTATCAGCCTCGGTCATTCCCGCTGGCTTGATGCCATTCACGGTCAGTCGCTCGACGGGAGCGTCAGAGACCACCTGAACCCAGTTGTCAGAAAAGTCCTTGTATCGCTCAGCGTGGTACTTGCGGAACTGGTCGGACGCGTAAGAGAGAGGCTGGCGACCCCGGTAGTACGCCTCATTGCGGTCGATTTCCCAGCGCCGATTGCGTAGTTCCGTTTCCAGAATGGCAACCAGGTTTAGGGCCTGATCCTGGGTGGCCAAGATGCCCCCTCCCTCACGTTCCGTAGTAGTAAGACTTGCGCTTAGGTGAAGCCATGCCAGCGGCTATGGCGTCCGAAGCGGCTTCATGCGCCAGGATGCTGGTTACCGCAGCGTCGATTTTCTGGTCAGCGGCAGACTTGGCCAGCACGTACCGGCCCTGGGGCCTTGCGGCTGCACGGGCGTTCCGAATGTGACCGGACGTAATCGGGCACCCGTCATGGGTGAACCGAGTGTCAGCCTTGCTGATATCCGTCTTCAGTCGCTCCGCAGCAGTGTGCATCTGAACCACGCGGCGGGTGTACCAGCGGATAACGATGCGGTCACCGTACTTGGCTGCCCACTCGTCTACCTCTGAGTCCCAATACGGTGGGTCAGCGTAAATGAGCTTGACGTCATACCGGCGCACCAGTTCGTCAAGGGCGGCCGAAACATCAAGCCTGGGAACCTGTCCGCCAAAGTCGGCAGGATTCCAGATGGTAGGCAGCCGGTTAGGGCCGTAGGTCGGGGTGAACTGGAAGCCGTCCAGCGTCTCAGCGCGGAATGCCGTCCAGTCATCGACGTCTGATCCGTCGAATCCCAAAACAATTGGGGTCCGGGGCTTGACATTCGGCCGGCCGTCTGCTCGCGCCTCCCACAAATTGTGCTCGACCCAGGCACCAGCGCCCGCAACGATGCGGTTTCCGAAGAATCGCTCAGCCTGCGCGGGGTCAGTCTCGGCCAATTCGCTGGCCTCAGCCTCGATCGCGTCAAGGTCGATATGCGGGCAGTCACCGTAGACAGCCTTGTGAATCTTCCGCCGTTCCTGCTTATTCCTGTACGACAGGTTTAGCGGGGCCTGCGGGAAGTAGCGGTAAACGTCCTCTGCCTTGCTCTCGTGGGTCCGCTTCGCTGTCGATTCCTCGGAAGGGTCGTAAGCGTTCGTCGTCTCCATGGAACGGCCGGACATACCAGCTAGACCACGGCGCATAGTCTCGGCCACTTTGATCATCTTGTTCGTGGCCGTATACGTGCCGGTCTCGTCCTGAATTGCAAAGGTGATGGGGTTACCTAGGCGGGACTGCGCTGAAGACGTGACAGCGTCAATACGGCCTTCATCGCCGACCCTGACGAAACCCTCTCGGACGCTCATGAGCGCCCCTAGGGAACCGTGCTTGATCATGGCCGTCAGCGGGCGGTAGACGTTGGCGACCTGGTCCTCAGACGTGGCGAGTAGCTGAATCAGCGGGGTGGGCTGAGGGACACCCATAGGCTCGCCCGGGGCGTACGCATAGGACCACCCGCAGGGGCAGCCATGGGTCCGGCACCGGTAACGCTCCCCGCCCTCAGCAAAGCCGTCAAAGACCGTAGGTCCGGCAGCCTCACCCAGAACGATGGCAGCCGCAAACGGGCCCTTACCGCTCTTCTGACTCATGATGACCTGCGCGCGCCGGTAGACGAACGCAGTAGAGAGCTGG